CTATGTCAGAGTTCATCAAGAACCAGGCAGAAGTTCGCAACAACCTAGTTGCTCAGATGCGTGAAGTTATTGACTTCGCTGAGGCTGAGAAGCGCGGACTTTCTGCTGAAGAACTACAAAAGATTGACCGTCTAGAGGCGGACATTGCGCAGCGCGATGCTTCAATCGAAACTGCAAAGCGTGTTGAGGAGCGCGCAGCTCAGGCTTCTGAGGCTGCTACTTCTTTCGCACCAACCACTACTGCTTCACAGTCAGATGCAGACTTGCTTCGCGCAATCGCAACTGGTGAGATTCGTGGACACGAATTCGCTCGTGAGGCTCGTGCAGCACTTGTTCCATCTGCTAACACAGTTGGTCAGTCATTCTACAACCGCGTGTTTGAAATTGCACAGTTGGTTGGCCCAATGCTTCAGACTTCTGAGGTATTCAACACCGCTTCAGGTGAAACCCTTGTTATCCCAACCGTAACTGCAACCTCATCTGCTGGTTCAGTTGCAGCAGGTTCAGCAATTTCAGAGTCAAACCCAACCTTCTCAAGCATCTCACTAGGTGCAGAGAAGTATGGTGCTTTGGTATCTGTTGCTTCAGAACTTGTTGCCGATGCAGGTTTCGACATCACCGGTTACATTGCTCAGGAACTAGGAACCTCTCTAGGTCTTCAGACCAACTCAGTTCTAACCGCTAAGTTGGTTGCTGCTGCTGGTTCAGTAGTTACTGGTGGAACTGGTGTTGCTGGTGCTGCTACATACGAGAACCTAGTGGATCTTGTATACGGTATCGCTGACGGCGCTCGTGTGCTTCCAGGCCTAGGCTTCCAGATGTCAAAGACTGGTATTGCTGCTGCTCGTAAGCTAAAGGATGGCAACGGTTCATACATCTGGCTAGACAACGCTGCAAACGGTCAGCCAGCACAGTTGCTTGGTTACTCTGTATACGAGAACCCTGCTGTTCCTGCTGTTGCTACTGGTGCTAAGTCAGTTCTATTCGGTCACCTACCTTCATTCAAGGTTCGTGTTGCTGGTGGAGTTCGCGTAGACCAGTCAGCTGATTACGCATTCAACACAGATGTTGTGACCTACCGTGGTCTAACTCGCATTGATGGTGGATTGACTCACGCAACCCACATTGGATATTTCAAGGGTGGCGCAAGCTAAACCTTGATTCAAACTGGATTCCCCTCAGAGTGCGTAGGCTCTGGGGGGTTTCCTTTTCTGCTAGTCTTTTCGTATGTCAAAACCTACGCAAAAACTAAAGGGAACTGTAACCGTCTGGAGTAATAGTCCGGGCGAGGCAACTGGTTACGGCCAGCAAGCCGAGTATCTTGTAAATCGCCTAAAGCGTGACGGTGCGGATGTTGCCGCTTCTTCTAACTATGGTGCTGAAGGTTCGCTAAAGACTCACAAGACACCTTATGGTGAAATCCCTGTTTACCCTCGCGGACTTGATCCTTACTCTAATGATGTTGCACCTATGCATCACGCTCATTGGAAATCTAAGAACGCTGACCAGCCTGACACTCTAATTACGCTTTACGATGTTTGGGTGCTGAAGGGCAAGGCTTGGGATTCGATAAACATAGGTTCTTGGGTTCCTATGGATCACGCTGGGATAACTCCAGGTGTTGAGGCTTGGATTCGTAAAGATAATGTGACACCGATTGCTATGGCTCCAAATGGTAAGCGCTTTATGGAAGCTAAAGGTATCGAGTGCGAGTATGTGCCTCATGGCATTGACACTAAGATTTTCAAACCTACTGCCAACATTCAAGGTATGCCTGTTCGCGAATTTATGGGCCTAACAGATGAGTTTGTTGTGGGCATGAACGCTGCTAATAAGTCCAGCGGTCTAATTCACCGCAAGTCTTTTTCTGAGAACTTGCTGGCTTTCTCTATCTTCCGCGAGCGCCACAAGGATGCGGTGCTTTACTTACACACAGAGCCTTTAGGTGCTGCTGGTGGTTGGAATCTTATTTCTATGCTTCAGGCTTTTGGTATCCCTAAAGAGGCTGTGATGTTTCCACCTATGGTGGATTACAAGTATGGGATGAGCCAACAGGATTTGGCTGCTCTTTATTCGGCTATGGATGTTTTGCTTGCACCTGGAATGGGTGAGGGTTTTGGCCTTCCAACTGTTGAGGCTCAGGCTTGTGGCACTAGGGTTATTGGTTCTAACTGGGCGGCTACGCCTGATCTTGTGGCTGAGGATTCTTGGCTTGTGGAAGGTCAGCCTATGTGGGATGCTGGTCAGAACGCTATTTGGACAACCCCACTTATTCCTTCGATTGTGAACGCTTTAGAGCTTGCTTATCAGGCTGAGCGTGGCCCTAGCCAGATTGCTATGGACTTTGCTAAGCAGTTTGATGTGGATACTGTTTGGGATAAGTATTGGTTGCCAGTTCTAAAGAAACTTCTAAAGTGATTCCTGTTCTGGGATTTTGCACTCTAAAGAGATTTGACCTTGCTGACCGCCTTCTTCGTTCTGTGGATTATCCTGTGGAACATCTCGTGGTGGTGGATAATTCGGGAACTCAGTCGTGGAATCCTGTCAAGCCAGATTTGGTGCGGAATATGTGGGTTATTCGTGTGCCTTTTGGTCTTGGACTTGTTGGTGCTTGGAATCTGATTATCAAGTCCACGCCTTATGCGCCTTACTGGGTTCTGGTCAATGATGATGCTCACTTTGAGCCAGGTGCTTTGCAAATTGTCGCTGGTGAGGTGGATACTGAAGCTTTGAACTTTTTAGACATTGTGCCTCAATGGTCGGCTGTTGTTTTTGGCGAGGGCATGATTGACAAAGTTGGGCTTTATGATGAGCGGTTTTATCCGCTTTATTTTGATGACAACGACCTTGAGCGCCGAGTGGATAAGGCTGGTGTGCCTAAGAAAACTATTCAGGCTAAAGTGCATCACGATAACTCAAGCACTCTCAAGGCTGGGTTTGCCGAGAAGAACGCTGTCACTTATGACCGCAACGCAAAACTATTTGGCCAGAAATCAAATGAAGAAGATTATAGTCAGGGCGAGTGGACTCTAAAAACAAGAAGGGCTAACCGATGGGATTGAGAGTTTACACAGGCGGATCATTCGACCTTTTTCACTCAGGCCATGTTTCATTCCTAAAGCGTTGCCGAGAACTGGCAGGGTTAGATGGTGAAGTGGTTATTTCACTAAACACCGATGAGTTTATTTTGGCTTACAAGGGCAAAGGCTTGGTTATGAACTATGCCGAGCGTGAGGCTGTTCTAAAAGCGTGTCGCTATGTGGACTGGGTATTCCCTAACTATGGCGGTGCGGATAGCAAGCCAGCAATAGAAGAAGCAAACCCTGACCTTATTGTGATTGGTTCGGACTGGGCTAGGAAAGATTATTATGCCCAAATGCAGTTTGACCAAGACTGGCTTGATGAGCGCGGTATAGGCCTTTGCTACATTCCTTACACTCAGGGCATTAGCTCGACAGACATCAAAACTCGGTTGCGGTTCGAGCGGTAGAATTGTGTTATGGCAATCGCAAACGGATACGCAACTCTAGCCGAGGTAAAGGCTGCCCTTCGCATAAGCGACAGCATTGATGACTCGCTATTAGAAATGGCTATTGAGTCGGCTTCTCGACTGGTAGATGCTTACTGTGCGCGTTCTTTCTACAATGCCGGAACTGCTGCTCGCTACTTTGTTGCTGACAATGACTTCCTAACAAACATTGATGATGCAATCACAATTACTGAGGTTGCAACTGACACTTCTGCCGATGGCACTTATGATGTTGTATGGCAAGCAGATGACTACCAACTAGAACCCCTAAATGGGCGTGTAGACGGCCTTGTATGGCCTTACAACGCCGTTAGAGCCATTGGTGACTACACCTTCCCAATCTGGGGTGGCGAAGCCCTTGTAAAGGTCACAGCGACTTGGGGATTCTCAGCCATTCCAACTGCTATCAAGCAAGCCACAATCATCCAGGCCAGCCGAATCTTCAAACGCCTAGATTCACCGCTTGGTGTTCTATCAAGCCCAGACCTCGGCTTCATTCGTGTCGGCTCTCGCCTTGATCCAGATGTTTCTCAACTTGTGGATTCTTACAGGATTGTGAAGTTCGCATAGTGGCTTCGATTACCGCTATTCGCTCAGGTCTGGCAACTAACCTGGGAACTATTACAGGGCTACGCTCTGGGGCAACAATCCCCGACAATGTGAACCCACCTTATGCGATTATCCAGCCTTCATCTGTGGACTATCACCGAGCTTTCAACAATGCTCTTTCAACTTACAATTACACGATTACTCTGGTCGTTGGCCGAGTATCAGAGCGCACCGCTCAAAACAATCTTGATGCCTACTGTTCGCCAACTGGTAGCAGTAGCATTAGGGTAGCGATTGAATCAGACAAGACTCTTGGTGGGGTTGCCTTTGATACAATAGTTACAGGCATGAGAAACTACGGCTCAGTCACCATCGGTGAGAACACTTATCTTGCCGCTGAATTCGATATCGCTGTGCAAGCAGACTAAACAAAAGGAAAATCACAATGGCAAAAACTGTTGTAACTAGCCGTTATGTGTCAATCGGCACAGCGGATGTATCATCAGCCCTTTCAGGTGCATCTCTTGAGATCACCGTTGAAGAAGTAGATAAGACCTCTCTAGGTTCAGCCGGATGGCGTGAAGTTGCAGCAGGTTTGAAGTCTGGTTCTGTAACCCTAAACTTCCAGCAAGACTTTGGTGTTGGCGGAGTAGATGCTTTGCTTTACCCTCTAATCGGAACAGAGGCTACTGTCACTATCCGTAGCTCGAGCGCGACTGTAAGCGCCACCAACCCTTCATACTCAGCAGTTGTGCTTGTATCTCAATACACACCTATTGCTGGTGCTGTTGGTGACCTTGCTACTTTCGATGTTACCTTCCCAACTGTTGGCGCGGTATCACGCGCAACCGCATAAGGATAAATAATGAAAATCAACCTACGCATCCTATTCCTTGACGGAAACAGCAAGGAAATCACCTGCTCGGCTTCAGACCTTGTAAAGTTTGAGGACAAGTTCAACATCTCAGTTAGCCGTATCCAGGAAGAAGTGAGAATCACTCACCTTCTATTCCTGGCTTGGGCTTCTGAAAACCGCACTAAGGCAACAGCTTTAGACTTCGATGCTTGGACTGAAACAGTTGAATCTGTTGGAGCGAGTGAACTAGACCCAAAATAGTAGGGCTTGGCGATTCATCAAGTCATTGGTATATCGCCAGCCTTGCTGTTGAAACAGGCATCGCACCTTCAGTTCTTATGCAAGAGTCTGATCGTATGTTGTGGACTATGGGTAGGTATCTTATCTACCGAGCGCAACAGATGAGCAAATAGAAAACCCCCGACTACGCATCGGGGGCTTTTCGCTTCTAAGGTAGAATTGTCTTATGGCTGATGTGGTTTATTCTAATGTGCGTGAGCTGCACAGGCGCTTAGATGCCATTGACCCAGCACTAAAAAAAGCAATGGTCAAAGATGCAAAACTGGCCGCTAAACCGCTTCAGACTGGTATCAAGTCAGCAATTCCAACTGTAAGCCCTCTATCTGGTGCTAACGAAAATGGCCGTTTAGGTTGGGGTCAAGGCAAGCCAGTAAAGTCTGTGACTGTTTCTTATAGAACTGGTCGCTCAAAAACAACAGCCGTAACTTCTTTGCTTTCTGTAAAAGTCAATTCACCAATAGTTGCTCTTATGGATTATGCAGGTCGCAAACCGCGTGGCCCAGTTCGTAATGTGACTAGACCTTATGCCTATAAGGGTGGCACTCGCCAGCACCGCGTAAATGGTCAAGGCGAGGCAATGATTGACAGACTAAATATGCTTCGTAGGGCTTCACGCTTTGCTTGGCCAGCCGCCGAGCGAGCTTTGCCAGCGGTTCAGGCACAGGTCAAAGGTATTCTAGATAGAGCATCCAAAACAATAAGTAGGACTTTCTAATGGCTGTAATTATTCCAGTAGCATCCAAGTTTGATGACTCAGGCATCAAGGCTGCTAAAAAAGCATTTGGTGGGCTAAGTTCCAGCCTAAAATCTACTATTGGTGCGCTTGGTGTTGGCTTCGGTATCTCTGCCCTTACTAAGCAACTTATGGATGCTTCTAAGGCAGCGGTTGAGGATACAAAGAGTCAGGCTCTACTTGCTAACCAACTAAGAAACACCACAGGCGCTACCGATGCCGCTATTGCTGGAACTGAGCAGTTCATAAGTGCCTTAGAGTTACAAACCAGCATCGCCGATGACACCCTTCGCCCAGCCCTTTCTCGCTTAGTTTTGGCTACTGGGTCGGTTGATCAGGCTCAAAAACTTCTTGCTCTTTCAACAGATATTGCTGCTGGAACAGGCAAAGACCTAAGCACCGTTTCCGCTGCTGTTGCTAAAGCTGCTGCTGGTCAAACAACTGCTCTTTTCCGTCTTGTGCCAAGCCTCAAAGGTTCTAGCGACTGGGCTGGCAAGGCTGCCATTGAGTTTGATGGTATGGCAGAAGCAGCCGCTAACAATGATCCATTCTTGCGCTTAGAAACTATTTTCGGCAGAGTCCAAGAAGAAATTGGTATGCGCTTATTGCCAGAACTAAACAACCTGGCTGATTACTTTGCAAGTCCGGCTGGCCAAAAAGAACTACAAGGCTACGCTTCGCTTGTAAAACAACTGGCTGAAGTCTTTATCTTTGTTGGCACAACTGTTGCTGAGTTCTTGGCAGGTTTCAAGGTTGTTGGTGCTGCCTTTGGCAAACTGTTCTCTGGTGACTTTGCTGGCTTTATTGAGCTAATGAACAGCCGAGGCATGGTTGATGCTTTGGCAAAACTCGACAGCATTGGCACAACTGCTGCTAGTTCGGCAAATACTCAAATAACTGCCTCGGGTATTACTGTTGGTGGCTCTAGGACAACTGGCAAGACTGGCACTCCTAAAAAGACTAAAGCTCAGATTGCTGCCGAAAAGGCTGAGGCTGCCTATAAAAAGGCTCTTGCTGATCTAGCCTCATTCCAGGATGAACTAAAGGGAATGAATGACTTTAGTGGGCTAACCACTATGACAAGGGAACTTGGTCAATTCCAGCAATCTGTTGTTGATACTTTTGACGGCATCAATAAGAAAATTGCTGAGGGCTTGGCTAACAAGACAATCAGCACAAAGGGTTTAGACAAACTTCGTTCTTTCCTAAAGGCTCAACAGGCACTTCTTGAGGAGAACGCTCGCCAGCGTGATGCAATCATTGAAAAGCGTTCGCTTGCTCAAACTCTTATCAATGATGTAAATGGTGCGCTCAAAGGCACAGGCAACCTTGCCAGTTTGTTAGAAACACAAACAAAGCAGGTCACAACCTCTGTTACAAAGATTGTGGATGGCTTTGCGGTCACAACCAAACGAACTGTTGATGAGGTTGTAGGTGGCAAGGGTGTTGTTAGCAAACTCAAAGAAGTTGTTGCCAAGACTAAAGCTTTTGCTACTCAACTCAAGGATCTAAAGGCGGCTGGTCTAAGCCCTGACCTTTTCAAGCAAATTGTGGATGCTGGCCCTGATGTTGGTGGCCAGTTAGCAACAGAAATCCTTGCAGGTGGTGCTGACTCTGTAACAGCCCTAAATGACACCTTCAAAGAGCTTGAAACCGTTTCTGCACAGGTAGCCGAACAGACTGCTGTTGTGATGTATAACAATGGTGTAGAGGTCGCTGGTGGCCTTGTAAACGGTCTGCTATCTCAAGAGCAAGCCCTTGTAGATGCTGCGAAGACTTTGGCAGATGCGTTCAATACCGCTTACCAGGCTCAAATTATGCAACTGACCGTTCCTAACGCACCAGTTGTAACACCAAAATCAGGTGGAACAGTTGTAAACAACACCGCAAAAATTCAAATCAAGGCAACACCTTCAACAAAGGCAGATGCTCAAAAACTAATCTCAGCCCAGCAAAAGTTCTTCAGCTCTAACACCGGCTCTAAAGTATCCGCTGGAAAGTTTGTGTTCTAGTGCCTAACCAGTTAGTAGAAATTGGATTTGATCAGGTTATTCCTGGTGGAAACTGGTTCACGCTTGATGATGCCACAAAGGGAAAGTTAGATAATACTTCTTACCATCTGGCTGGTTTCGCCTACTACGACATCACCGACTATGTGACAGACATTCAGGTTACTCGCGGTAAATCAGATGACATTGGCAGTATTTCCTCTGGAGAACTTGTTGTAAGCCTAAATAACCGCACTCGTGCCTTTGACCCAACCTATACTGCTGGGCCTTTCTATGGCAATATTTTGCCTAAACGCCTTGTTCGCTATTCTGCTAATGGAATCCAGCAGTATCAGGGTGTTATTGATGACTGGAATCTTGAATACACTCCAGATGGCGATGCTGTTGCTTCTTTCGTTTGCTCAGATGGTTTCGTTTACCTAAACAACCAGACATTGAACGCTGGAACAGCGACAGCCCAACTATCAGGTGCAAGAATCAATGCGATTCTTGATTCTGAATTTGTAAAATGGCCAACAACAGATCGTGACATTGATGCTGGTGCAACAACTCTTGGTGCAAATGTTGTAGCCGATAACCAAAATGTTTTGGAGTATTTGCAAGAGGTAGAAACCTCAGAACTTGGCCTTTTCTTTATTTCTAAAGATGGCAAGGCAACATTCCTAGACCGAACCCACACCCCAATCACAACAGACCTAGTTGTTTTGGCTGATAATGGCTCAGGCATTCCTTATCAGAACTTGCAAATTAGTTATGGCTCAGAATCGCTTGTAAATGAGGTGGTAGCAACCTCGGTTATTACAAATACTCAAACAACTGTTACTGATACCGACTCTCAGACCGAATACGGTATTTTTAACGCTACTTTTGACAACTTGCTCCTTAGCACAGATGCACAGGTAGAAACTTTTGCTACAACGATATTGGCTAAATACTCTCAGCCTGTTTACCGCTTTACCGAGGTTGAAATTCGCCTAAATGACCTAAGTGTTGAAGCTCAAGCGAATGTGCTAGGAATCGAACTTGGTGACTTTGTTCAAGTAATCTTCACACCAAGCAACATCCCACCAGCCATTACCGAATACGCTTCAGTAATCCGAGCCAATCACAATGTAGACATCTCAGGCGAACACATTGTCACCCTCGGTCTAAACACCCTAAATACAACCTCCTTCGTTCTAGATGACCTAATCTTTGGTAGACTAGACGAAGGCTCACTCGCTTAAGGAGAAATAAATGGCTGGACTAGGCCGTAGAGTATTTACAGCATCAGAGGTTTTGACTGCTGCAAATGTTAATAACTACCTGATGGATCAGGCTGTTATGGTTTTTGCTGGAACAGCAGCTCGCTCATCAGCGATTGGCACACCTTCTGAGGGTATGGTCAGTTACCGCTCTGATTCAAACATTATCGAAGTTTATGATGGTGCTTCTTGGGTGGGTGTGAATGACCGCACTATTACTTCTATGACAGCCACCGCTTATACAGCGACTTTGGCGAACGCTAATGGTTTGATTTATGCTTCTAATGCTTCTGCTCAGACAATCACCGTAAATGATGTTTATGAAGTTGGCCAGGGCTTTGAGGTTATTCGTGATGGTGCTGGAACTGTAACTATTTCAGCCGGAACTGGTGTGACTTCTTGGGCTGGTGCTGGAACTGCTGGAACAGCGGTTGCTTTCAAGATTGATCAGCAATACAACGGCGCACAGGTTGTAAAAGTTGCTGCAAATACTTACCGAGTTATTGGAAAGATAACTGCATAATGCCTTTTAGTTTAGGGTTTTGGGCGACTGCTGGTGCTGGTGGTGCTGCTGCTGGTTCTTATGAGCTAATTAGCACCGCTTATGGCACAGGCTCGTCAGGCACAATAACTTTTTCATCAATTCCCCAAGATTACAAACATTTACAAATTCGCGGAACAGTTAGAGGCACAAACGCTGCTTCTTTTGACGGTTTCAGAATTTATGCAAATGGTATTTCAACCGATACTTACGCTGTTCACATTTTGCAGGGTAATGGTTCATCAGTAGCTTCACAGGGTTACACCGCCTCTGCCAATGATTTAGTTTGGTATGGTGCTGGTGGAAATATGGCAACCGGTGTTTATTCCCCTTTCGTTGTTGATTTGCTTGATTACACATCTACAAATAAAAATAAAACTTTTAGAGCTATTTCTGGTGTCAATGGTGCCGGTTTGGGCAGTTATATAACAATGAACAGTTCATTATTTCTTTCGACAAATGCCATAACTTCAATGACTATTCGTAGTTCTAATAATGCCAACTATGCATCAGCAACTCGTATGAGTCTTTATGGAATCAAGGGATAATAATGCCAACATCTACTTACACGCCTTTGGCTAACATCACACTTGGTTCATCAGCTGCTTCTGTGACTTTCAGCAGCATCAGTCAGGCTTACAGGGACTTAGTGCTTGTCATGTCTTTGAAGTCTGCTGCAACAGGCCCAGAAATTCCTGTCATCAACTTTAACGGTGTAACTACAACAACATACAGTTATGTAACTGCTCAGGGTAATGGCACGACTACAAGGTCTGGTTCATATTCTCCCGATACTGGACTGTGGACTTCTGATTCTTACAACCTTGTCAGCCTTACTGATTTTGATGCAATGGTTATCAATGTAATGGATTATTCGGCAACAGATAAACACAAAACTGCTTTGATTCGTGGCGGTTCTACTACTGCTGGAAACCCTGGTGTCACTATGACTGCTGGTCGTTGGGCTTCAACATCTGCTATTACTTCTTTGGCTGTGAATACTGCTTATAGCCGAGGTTGGGCTGCTGGGTCCACATTCAGTTTGTTTGGGGTGGCAGCATGACGATGACTTTGGTAAGCACCGTAACGGTTGGTTCTGGTGGTGCAGCAAGTATTGATTTCACATCAATTCCTCAAACTGGAACTGACTTAGTTTTGCTTCTTAGTGGTCGCTCAACCGCTGGTAGCGGAAACGACATTGCAACACAGATAACCCTGAATGGTGTCACTACATCTTCTTATTCTTACAGGGCATTATATGGAACTGGTAGTTCTGCTTTTAGCGACTCATCAAGCGGTCAAACAGAAATCCAATCTGCCAGAATCAACGACACATCTTCAACATCTAACACCTTTGGAAATTACCAAATTTACATACCTAATTACACATCTACGACAAACAAATCCTTGTCTTTTGATGCTGTAACAGAAAACAATGCAACAGCAACCTATGGACATCTAGTAGCGGCTTCTTTCACAACAAGTTCGCCTATAACATCTCTAGCAATCAAAATTGCTGGTGGAAATAGTTTTGCCATAGGCAGCACCGCTTCTCTTTACACAATAAAAAACGGAAGTGGGGGGGCTTCGGTAGCCTAGATGCTATAATGTAAGTATGTGCATTGTAGATACTTGCGAAAAAGCAACTAAATCAAAAGGCTATTGCCAATCCCACTATCGGAATTACCGTCTTTATGGTGAACCATTAAAGACAGGCCGTAAGAAAAATTATTGTCCAATTGATGACTGTGGTAAACCAGCTCGAGGTCAAGGCTTATGCTCAAAGCACTATAGCCGTTTATTAAGAAATGGTGACCCTACTAAAGTCACTATGGCTGGGCGAAACTCACAAGGCGAATGTCCAGTTATTGAAGACGGAGTGCAATGCCCTAATAAATTCTTGGCTAAAGGCTATTGTGGCACTCACTATAAACGCTGGCAAAAGTATGGTGACCCTTTGCTTGGTAAGCGCATCTATAACGGTGCAGCCAAGTATCGTTTCAAGATAGCGAAAAATCATCCAAATGCCAGGTCTGATGGCTCAATTATGGAACATCGCTTAGTGATGTCTGAACATATTGGTCGAGCTTTGTTGCCTCACGAAAATGTTCATCACATAAATGGCGATAGATTTGATAACCGTATTGAGAACCTTGAATTGTGGTCACACTCACAACCTCGTGGTCAGCGTATCGAAGATAAGGTAGAATGGGCTTTAGAACTATTACAGACTTATGCCCCAGAAAAACTAAGGTAGAAAATGACTGAAACACTTACCAAAATTGTTGTGGACTGCTCAACAGGCGAACAGACTATCGTTCCTCTAACTGTTGAGGAGATTGCACAGCGTGAACTTGATGCACAGGCTTACGCCGAACAGCAAGCAATCGCTGAGGCTGAAGCACAAGCTAAAGCCGAAGCCAAAGCGGCTGGCATTGCAGCTCTTGTAGCATTGGGTCTTACTGAGGAACAGATTTCTGCCATTACTGGCAACTAGTAAAATAGACTAAACGGCCTACGCAACCGGACAAGAAAGACCGATTGTGTCAGATCAAGAGCAAATCCCATCTTGGGCGATTGAACTCATCAAACAGGTTGAACGCCTAAATGAGAAGATTCCAACCCATGTCGAATGGGTTGAACGCAACATCAAAGACCATGAGGGTCGGCTACGCACCCTGGAACAGTTCCGTTGGATGATTGTTGGAATGGTTGGCCTTGCTGGTGTTCTTGGCGGCGTAATCACTAAGTTGCTAGGACTCTAGAGCCTTTTTCTTCTACTCAGATTACACAGGCCATGAGTGGGCTGAACATTCCATTTCAAATCTGGGCCATTTATCAAAATTGGTATTACATGATCTAAATGAAGGCCATTCTCCCAGCCTGGTTCTCCAGTTTTTCTACTAGCCTCTAAATCTATCTTTTTACCACAAAGCCAACAGCAATCCCCATGCAACGCAATTATGTCTTGCCAAGAATAATTTTCATGAGGAACATTGGCTTTTCTTGCATGCCTATTTCTAATCGAGTTTTTTACGACCTCTGGGTTATCTAAGTATCTTTGTTTGACCTGAGTCAAAATAGTTTGCTTGTTCTTCTGGTAGTTCTTTTTTTGTCGCAGGCTTATTTTTGAGCGATTTTTTGAGATGTAATCTTTTTGGTATTGCCTCAGCTTGTCTGAGTTTCTAAGATAGTAGTTTTTAGCTCGCTCAGAATGACAGACTTTACAATCAGGTCGTAAGCCGGTTATGTTGCCTGAATGCTTGGCAAAATACTCATTATTGCAAGGCTTAGTTTGACCGCACTTTGTGCAGGCCTTATACTGTTCTTTATCGGACATATTCTATTCTGTCTGGTCATGCCCCAGGTTGTTAGTGCAACGCTGGGGTCTTTTACTATCCTACCACCTGATACAATGGACTTATCAGCCTACGCCCCTGAGAACTACGAGGAGCGTAACCCTAATGGGAACATGGCAGTATCCAATCGCTAAATTCAAGCGAGGCCCAGTATTCGGTGTTGTAGATTCTTGGCATCCAAATGGCCACCGAGGCACAGACCTAAATGGTTTCAAAGAAGGCACTCCAACTGTTGCGCCTCAAGACGGCAAGATTGTTGTAAACAAATGGTCTGACGGTCTTGGCAACTGTGTTGTGCTTGAGGTTGAGGCTACTTGGAAGGGTGAGCCTAAGAAGATTTACTTTGGTTTTGCTCATGGTAGCAAGCCATCACCTCACAAGGTTGGCACGAAGGTCAAGGCTGGGGATCTAATCCTTGCTGCTGGAACAACTGGCAAGTTTAGCTCAGGAACTCATTGCCACTACACACTTGGCTTAACTAAAGATGCTCTTTTTGCTGGCAAAGTTTACGATGCCCACGCTTACATTGCTCGCCGTATCAAAGAACAGGAAGCCCTAAATGCCTAGAGATACTAAAAAGATTGTTGCCTCAATCATTATCCGCACTCTGGGTGTATTTATGGCTTTTTTTCTAACTGGTGCTGGTGTTGCCGCTACAACTCCTGTTGGCTGGTTCTGGGGTGGCCTTATTGCTGTCGGAACTGTGTTGGGAACTGTTGTGACTGTTCTTGGTGTGATTCTTATTTGGAAAGCTCATTGGACTCTTGAGGATGTTGAAAAGACTTTCCGCGCTGTTGTAGCCCAACAAGCAGAAGATAATGAAACAATCCAAGATGCGTTAGAAATTGCTGAGATGGACAGTTTTGAGTTTGCTGACTTAGCCGACTTTGATGATGAACTGGATGACCTAGACCGATAGGGGTCTAAATGCTTACTCGAACAATCGTGGCGTTGCTGTCGCTCCAAGCGCGTTGGCTTTTGCGGAAGCGTAAATAGCCTTCCTATCTGTCGGGCTTGTGCCACCCCAAACGCCATGAGCCTCGTGTGCCAAAATAGCGTAAGAGGCACATAGAGCCTTTACAGGGCAGAAGTCGCAAATTAGTTTGGCATCCGCCTCGTTTTGCCTAATTAGCCTCATTGCAAGGCTGTCAGGCATACCCACAGGCATAGGTTCAACAAAGAATAGCCCTGAGTAGCGTTCATCCGCACATTGCGGTTCGCCTTCCATATCTGCTATGGCGTGGCTCAACTCAAGATAAGCCTTTTGTGCTTTTTTGCTCATAACTTGCTCTCTGTCGGTGGGTGGGTCTATGTTAGACATTACAAGACAGGAAGGGTAATTTATGCAACTACTCAATGAAAGCCTTATCACATCAGCCACACTAATTGGCTACCTAGAAAACGGTTCTGAGGCTTGGCACTCAGCTCGCAACGAACCTGGTGCGATAGGTGGCTCGGACATTGGTGCTATCGCTGGCTGGAATCGCTGGGAATCGGCTATCAGCAAGTGGGCCAAAAAAACTGGCAAGATTGATGACCACATTGAGCCGAGTCACCGTATGCGTATGGGAACAAAGTTCGAGGATGACTTGCTGGAGATTTTCCAAGAGGATCACCCAGAACTTGAGGTTTTTACTACTGGCACTTGGGCTTCTACTTTCCAGCCTCTAAACCGCGCCAACCCAGATGCGATTGCTATTGATGAGAATGACGAGTTGGTGCTTATTGAGGTGAAGTTCGCCGGTGACAATATGTATGAAATCCCTCAGTCTTACAAAGCTCAGATGCAATGGTATATGGGCATCTTGGGAATTAGGCGAGGCATCTTGGTTGCTTGCGCTGGCTCTAACTATGTCGAATTGCCTTTAGATTTTGATGCTTTTGAGTTTGACACTCTTTGCTTACTGGCTGACCAGTTCCGCCGCTATGTCGAGAATGACATTATGCCTGACTGGGATGGCTCAAACAGCACCTATGAAACTATGCGAGCTTTGCACCCAGACATTGATCCAGAGGCTAGTGAGGAACTAGGCGATTTGGGGATTCACCTGTCAAACACTTATGCTGAGTTGCAAGAACTTGAAAAGAAATACAAAGAACTTCAGAGCCGAACCCTGGATGCTATGGGCAAGGCTAAATGGGGAGAAGTAGACGGCCAAAAGGTTGTTTACAGAACTGCTAGGGGTAATGGTGCGCCATACCTAGCCTTCAAGAAAGGTAAGTAATGAATCTTTTGCTAAATGACCAAGTGCAGGTTTCTATCGAAACTCGCTTTGGTTTGACTCTTATTACTGGAACGGTTATTAGTCTTGGTGAGGTTTTGACTAAGCCTGATGTTTACTGGTTTCAACTGGCTGGTTTGACTAGCACTTTTTACACCGATGATGATGGCTTATCTGTAAAGAAGGTGAGCTAATGTCTAACTCTAAATGGGATAAGGCATTCCCAGCCGGTGCTAAGGCTGGCTTGCAAGGTGAAAGAAAAAGAGTAATTGCCTATCTTGAGCGCCGAATGGCTGAACTAAAAGAGTGTGGCAAGGATGACACTTGTAATGACCTTTGGCACTTTACTCAAGGGCTAATCGAAGATATAACTGAAGGGGAACACTAATGGCTGCATTCAATCCAGCGGATTATGAAACCGTTGCCGAGCGCATCAAGCGCTTTTATGCTGACTGGCCAGAAGGCAGAATTATTACTAAGAATCAGACAACTAAACAAGACCGATTGGCAAGCACTTGGGTTGTTGAGGCTCAGATTTGGTTGCCACTTTGGAAACTAGACCAAGAAGCAAGTATGTGGGTTGTTCCTGGTGGCAATACCAATCCTTTTTATTTGAAAGCTACAGGTCTAGCCTTTGAGGTAGATGGTCAAGGAATGGCAAACGAAACCTCGGCGCTTGAGAATGCAGAAACCTCGGCCATTGGTCGCGCACTCGCAAATGCTGGCTATTCAGGTGACAAGCGAGCCAGTCGGGAAGAAATGGAAAAGGTTGCTCGAGCTAATGCACCTAAGCGAGATTGGATGGCTGAGGCTGATGCTCTAGCTCTTGTCTACAACCTTGATGGATTGCGTAAACTATACTCAGAGGCCGTTGCTGCTCGTGCCTTGCCAGAAATAGTAGAAAAGATAAAGTCTTTTGGAAATGAACTTGCAGGATCACAGGATTCTAGTGGCGGCGCTTCTGGAAATAAAGGAGTTGCATAGTGAACTCATCACCAGAGGCCAGCCAAATTCAGCAACAACCCTTATCCCTTGCATCTTCGATAGAGCCGAGCGGATTACAACCAACCGATATGCCAATGGGAGTGGTGGCCGAACTCCGCCTCATACAAACTGAGGTTCAAAAAGGTATAAAGGCACTTTACGATTGCGAGATAAAGCTTGCAGATGCCGAGAACGCTTATGACAGGGAACTGCAATTAGCCTTTATGAACGCTCAGGGAACAGTCGCGGATCGTCAGGCTGTGAGCCGATTACAGGCCTCGGAAAAGCGATTAGCGGCAGACTTGCACAAAGCAGAATACAACCGCGTGAAGGCCAAGCTAAAGGCTTTAGAGATGGCTCAGATGTCGCTTCAGACACAGAGCAGACTGATTGAAACCGAACTCAAGACTCTGGGCAGATGATAGTCTTACTTTTATGGCTGGCTGCCTTGATTCTTTTGGTGGCTATTCCTTCCAGATGGTATTGGAATGTTCTTTTCCGCCTTGAAATTTGGGTTATTGGCAAGTTCGGTAAAATAGAGGAATTATGATTAGCGAGTCTTGCGGATGTGGTGCTTCTTTTCAAGCCGAACGCAATGATGAAATCAAACTGCTAAATCAATGGCGAACAACTCATCAATGTCGAGAAGTCGCTAACCTGGCGATTGTGGACACTTCCAAGACCGAACTGGCTAACTGGCATCCTATTGGCTTCAGTCCGTTCCCAGATGTCGAGGAAGATGATGAATAGCCGCGAGTTTGCTAAATACCTAGCAATTCAGCCTTACTGCCCTCATTGTGGGGATACTGAAACCCTTGTGCCGAATCATCGAGCCAACCGAGGGGCAGGATCACCCAAGAGCTTGAATAGGCCGAGCAACATAGTTGTTCTTTGTTCGCTTATGAATGGTCTTATTGAATCTGATGCTAAAGCCGCCCAGACTGCTAGGCGCTACGGCTGGAAACTAAGCAAGTATCAGAATCCTAGCGAGCAACCTTATTATGATTTAGTTGCTGGCAAATGGTTTTTGCTTTCTGATGACTTTACAAAAGGCGTTATGCTAGAATAAGTAAAACCCCAGCGTTGCTATCAACAACCTGGGGCGTGACCGACTAATAAGGAGTCAGTATGGTTTATCATACATCATTATTTCCAAGCATTACGCTTGAAGAATTACTTGCAAATACTCGACAAACTGAAACCGGTTGTCTTGAGTGGCAAGGTAGAAAAATAAAAAACTATGGTTCAATTTCTTTCAAAGGCAAGAATCTAGCTGCTCATAGGATAAGTTGCTTCTTGGCTCATGGGGAACCACCAAAAGATAGTTTTGCCTTACACTCTTGCGATAATCCGCCTTGTATAAATCCTGAGCATCTTCGCTGGGGAACTCATGCGGAAAATGTTTTAGATACTGTGATTAGAAATCGCCGAGCAATAAAAAGAGGCGAAAGAAATGGCAGATCTAAGTTGAATGATGCTAGGGTTAGAGCAATCAGAGCCATTGCTGGAACTGGCCCTACTAATGGTGAAATTGCCGAGTTGTATGGAATCAGTAATCAAATGGTTTCAAGAATCATAAAAGGGGAAGCATGGCAACACTTACAATAGGTTCGCTATTTAGCGGATATGGTGGCTTAGATTTAGCAGTATCAAAAGTGCTAAATGCCGAGGTTGTCTTTCATTGTGAATGGGATGAAGCTCCGAGCAAAATACTTGAAAAGCATTTTCCAGGCGTTCCTAATTACAAAGATGTCAGCAAAGTTGATTGGGCAACAGTTCCAAAGGTAGATATTTTGACTGGTGGTTTCCCTTGTCAGGATTTATCCCTTGCTGGTAAGCGAGCAGGTCTAAAAGATGGAACACGCTCAGGTTTATGGTCTGAGTTTGCAAGAGCGATTGAAGAAATACAACCTAGATTGGTGGTTATAGAAAATGTTAGAGGAATCCTTAGTGCAACAGCCCACTCTGATTTGGAATACTGTGCGTGGTGTATGGGAGAAGCCAATGGCGAGCCTTCTTTGCGAGCATTGGGAGCTGTTCTCGGAAGCCTGGCCGACCTCGGGTATGATGCAAAATGGGTTGGTTTACGAGCTTCCGATGCAGGAGCGCCTCACAGCAGATTCCGAATCTTTATCACAGCCACAAGAATTGATGCCGACTCCAGCAGTAGCACACTTACGCAATCACGATGAAGATTTAGATGCCTATCAAACTCGCCGTCAAGATTTCATAGATGGCAAAGTAAAAGGTATGCCAGGCGCTTCATTAGGCGTTGCAATCCGGATGAATCAGCAAGGGATAGAACCACTAAAAAGCTTGCCTACTCCTACTGTTGCTGATACCTTCACAGCCAACCTTGCAAGTTCACAACAAAAGGAAGGCTCTATGCATTCAGTTAGCCTCGCTCAAGCAGTAATTAGACCTGACTTAATGCCAACACCGACAACTCAAGATGCTAAAAATAATGGCGGCCCAAGTCAATTTGAACGCAATACAAAACCGCTAAATACCCAAGTTTTAGTTGAGTCAGAATGGGGCAAGTTTGAGCCAGCAATTCGCCGTTGGGAACAAACACTCAGATTAGAAGCACCAGCACCAACAAAACCAGATGGTAAAGAAAATGCTCACCGTCTAAGCTCAGAGTTCACAGAGTGGATGATGGGGCTAGAACCTGGCTGGATAACAGATTGCGGACTTACACGCAATGAAGAACTAAAGGCAGCAGGAAACGGAGTTGTGCCACAACAAGCCGAACTCGCCCTAAGAATCTTGTTGGCGCAAACAGATTTCATAAACGACTTAGAATAGACATTTGCAGTTGAGGTCATTTGACCGTTGGGCAACTATAAAACCCTGCTCTCGGTTCACAGCCGGAGATATAGGCCGTTAGAAGGTGTCTATTTGGCTCACCTGTAATTGTGAAGCCTTAGATCAGGTGAAAGTTCTTGAGAGTAGAACAGAGCTTAGATTGATGTTGTTAATTCGTATCTACCTAGCAACCTAGTAATCAAATAAGCAAATGGCGTAGATAGTCGGCATCGTAAGACCCGACACATTAGAAAACCTGACAGTCCTTATACCTGTGGTTTGAGATGGTCGCATAGGCCATTTCTACCCTCGAGAGCCTTGCCCTGTGATTAGTGCTACCCTTGAGAAATGCTTGAAGAACAGTTGTTTGTGTGCCGCCGTTGTGGGTTTCAGGAGTTTGTTCCTGCTGATAAACGCAAGCGTTCTGATTCTTTGTGTGCTGATTGCCGAAGAAGGCCAGCGAAAAGTATAAATTATGGTTTGGATAAACCTTGTAAGCCTTGGTCTGGCAGTTTTGATCACAACGACAACCCGATTGAATTAGGGCATCTTTATCTACCTGGCAAGCGTGTTTGTAAGCACTCTGATTGTGTTGAGGCCTCGCACATTTTGTCTTAGCGAACTGCTACGCTGGAATAGTTGCTGGCTTGGAACGCCGACTAGATGGTGGCCACCTGCTAGACCCGACCTCTACTGAGCCAGCGACACTTCCTACTAATGAAAGAGCTAACAATGGCTAAATGCACTATCCAGGTTAAGGGCAACCTTGCCAGAGATGTAGAAACAAAAGTATCAAAGGCTGGTAAGTCTTATTCAGTCCTAAGTGTGGGGTCTACTCCGTCTAAGAAGAACGCTTCAGGCGAGTGGGAGAATGGCGAAACAATGTGGTTCAATGTGACCGTTTTCGCCGAGCTAAATCCTTTTGAGTTCAAGAAAGGTTCTCCGGTTGAGGTTGAGGGAACTTTTGTTGCCAGACATTATCAAAAGAAAGATGGCACACAGGGCTTGAGTCTTGATGTGAGCGCCGATGGTGACAAGGTGAAGGTTATTCCGCGTAAGGATTCTGTTAGCCCTAATTCGGCTCAGGCTCAGGACAACTGGAACGCTCCTAAGACTTGGAGTGAAGTGACTCCTCTTGTAAATCTTGAGGATGCACCTTTCTAATATGAAAGAACTTCGATTCATGGTGGCTGGCTCACCTACGCCTCAAGGGTCTAAATCGGCCCGAGTTTACAATGGGCGAGCCATCATGTTCGAGGCCAATAAAAAACTCCCAGCATGGCGCACAGCGGTTTCTGAGGCTGCACGGTTGGCTATGGTAGATGAACTGCAATGGGTTGAGCCTTTTGATAAGCCTGTCAAGATTGTTTTGACCTTTTTTATGCCTAGACCTGCCAAGCCTAAGCACCAGCAGTATCCAGGCTCTAAGCCCGATTTGGATAAGTTGGTGCGATCAGTCTTTGATGCTTTGACTGCTGGCAAAGTATGGCTTGATGATTCTTTAGCGGTTGAGATTCACGCCCAGAAGCTTTGGTGCGGAACTGACACAAATACCTACCCGAATCCTGGCTGTTCCGTCTATATTTGCGAAAAATAACAGTTTCATAACATCGGCGAGTCTTTTGCTAAATTGCTACATTTACCCCTAGAAAAGTGCTACATTTGTCTTACAGCCAAAAAGGCCTGAAAGATAAGAAGGGGAAACAAAATGACTAAGGAACTAGCAAAACTACTAAAGGCTTCACTAAAGGTTCAGTTCCCATACTGCACATTCAAGGTGACCACTCAGCGCGGAATTATGCTTGACCAGATCACCGTAAACTTTGATGGCGAAGTTGATGTTCAAGAGCTACGCTCAATCTGCCGCTCATGGACTACCGACAACCTAAGCGTTATCGCCCAGGGCAAGGCTTACACCTTGATGCAGGTGGCATAATGCGAGGCCTAACAGACTTCCTAGTAATCCTTGCCGGATTCTTAGTCCTATCCGCCGTCATTGCTTTTGGTGAATGGCTCGGATCACAACCACTATTTGGCTGGTTGGCTTTTGGCGGTATCACCGCACTATCTATTTGGGGAACAATCACACTTTGGAAGGCAACTCGCTAATGGACATTTTTGAGGAAATCAAAGAAGCAGTAATGCAAGCAACACCTGGTGAAAGCACTCGCAACTATTATCGCAATCAAGGCATAGAAGCCGAGCGAACCAGAATTATTATTCGACTTGACCTGTTCCATGAGGAAAATCATGAGAACTGGGAAGAAGGAACTTGTGATTGCAATGAACTTATCCAGTTAGTAGGAAATAATGCTTGAACTATCTAAAGATGCTTTTGCAGCAGCACTCAAAGACACATTAGAGGCTGGTAAAGAACTAGAACGCCAAAGAATCATTGACTCACTCAATGCCGATGCAGTCTTACAGATGAATCTTTCAGCTCAATGGTTGGGATACATAGTTGGGATGATTGAAGATGTGCAGTAAGCCAGGTTGCGAAAAGCCAGTAAGGGCTAGAGGTTTCTGCATCAATCACTATTCACACGCCACTATGGAACTAAGAAAAGCCAACGGTTATGTGCCACCGCTTGATATGCGGAGAGTAAGTTTCACCGCTGAGGAAATGGAAGATTACTGGCAATGGGTAAAAAAGGAGTTGAACCTTGTTTAACACAAAACGCCGCCTAGCCTCGGCTTGGGCTAAAGGCCTAATGCTTGGTAAGGCTGTTGGTGCAAGAGATGAGCGTGATCGCATTGTTATCTTGCTAGAAAATGATTTTTGGCATGACATTTATTTTGCCCCATCTGTCTTTCCAGAATTGCCTACAAAAACACACAAACCAGATTGCCCTGGCTGTGAAATTATTGCTGAAATAATTGGAAAGAACAAATGACTGAGATAGACCTAGAAACTCGCATAGAGCTACTACTGGCTAACTATGCCGGAATGATTCAGCACCTTGCAGAACTAGAACGCAAAATGAACAACTTTGAAGATTGGATGAAACAATGGCGGAACTCGTAGAACTTATTGCTTGGTTCATGATTATCACCAGTATTGGTATGGGTGTGCTGTTCTTTATTGTCGCGAATGGCGAAGATGAGTAAGCACAGGGCAGAACGGCCTTATCCGCTTATGTGGGAACTTACTTATCTGAAGCGTATGTGGCATGGCAAATGGAAATACAAACTAAGGGGCAAGAAGTGAAGAAAGCAAACAAGGACTGGATTCTTGAACTTGAGCGTGAACGCTTTGACCAGTCTTGGAAGAACCCACCAAAAGAGGTAGGCCTAACCCAGTTCACCAAAATTGTTTACCGCGACAAGGTTGTAGATCACCGATTTCGCGACAACATAATGTTCCAGGCAGGGCGCTACTCAATGGGCGCAAGAGATTCTGAGGCTATGAACGGCCACCGAGTTGCTGCCAACCTAATTAGCAAGAAAGGCAAAAAGTGAAAGTTACAGTTTGGACTAAAAGTTACTGTGTGCAATGCGACATGACTAAGAAGCAGTTTGACAAACTTGGTATCGAGTATGAGGAACAGAGCCTTGAGGATAATCCTTTGGTGCTTGAGGGTTTCAAAGCTCAGGGTTTACTGGCAGCACCAATTGTTACAACCGATTCTAAGTCTTGGTCTGGTTTCCGGTTAGACAAGATTCAGTCACTTGCTCGCCATCTAAAAAGCACTGAGGGCAACTAATGAGTAATCAAGAACGCAACAAAGACGCACTAATTGCTCACATACACGCACAAGACACAATCATTCGTAATCGCAATAACCGCATTACAGAATTAGAGGCTTTGCTAAGAGGCGAAGAAGTGAAACCGTTATCGGAACAAATCCAAAAGAAAATAGATAAGGCTTACAAGTCTGGTTGGAAAGACGCTTACAGGGCTATGTCTACACGCATAAACAAGGCTTTTACTATTTACGACCTTTCTGTGCCACCAGAAAATGATAACTAATGGATACCGAATACACTAAAGGCTTTAAGGCTGGGCTTGCGTGGGAGCAGGAACGCATTATCAAGTTGCTAGAGCCACACCGAATTACAGGTAAATCAGTTGGCGGATTTCTAGGCGTGTGTTGTTGCGGCGAGTCTATTGACGATTATCAACTGCACCTAATCGAACTTATCAAGGGAGAAACAAAATGATTACAAGAAAAGAATACAAAGAGCTAAGCAAGGCACTTGATGATGAACGCAAGTTGGGTTATCTTGATGGTCTTGAGTCAGCAAAGGAACTCATTATCAATGCACTGCTAGAGGAATACGGGGAACGCTTATCAGATGGTAGGCGTGTGCCAAGTATTCAGAATGAAGCACTTGATGAAGCAATCGCATTTATTGAAGAAACATTAGAAAAAGAAATCCTAGAAGGAGAAAACAAATGAACTATGAACTACTAAACCTACTTTTTGACGCATTTATCTGGATACCTATTGGCATTATGGCGATTGCATACCTTTTTGCTATTGGTATCCGTATCAAGCAAGGTAGAAATAAGTGATTTTACTAATAATAGTTGGGGTGATTATTGTGCTGGTTTTAGTGGTTGAAGACACTTACTCTCAGCCACCAGTAAGAAAACAACGCCCACGCCCAGGAAAAGCTAAAGGTAGAAAAAGATTTTAAATCATAGAAAGAGGATAACTAATGGTACTGAAGCGGTATACGCAAGAGGGTGACATGGGCGTTCCATACATGGATGAGTGCGAAGATGGCGAGTGGGTGCTTCTTGACGATGTAATCAAGTTGCTAAACACATTGGAAGGACACGATGCAATGTATAACGCTGTTGAAGGTGAGCCTGAAATGAAAACACTAATCGAACTTATCAAGGGAGAAACAAAATGACCATTCATGAACGCATGGTTCCTAGAAGTGAGCGTGAAAAAGACTTGTTGAAGTATGGGCGTAGTCAGGAAAGGCAACGCATTATCAAGTTGCTAGAAACTGAGTTTTGTGAGCCAGAGTTTAAGGGTGATAGTTTTACGCCAGCGGATAATCTGTTGGTAAATCTAGGATTAGCAATCGAACTTATTAAGGGAGAAACAAATGAATGACTATGAAGTGCTTGATGAAGCCATTGTGCTACTAGAAACACCACACCTTGTCTGGTCTAACGACTTCGAGGCTATTCGTGACCACCTTTATTCCTTGCTAGTTAGTGAAAGAAAATCACTAGCACCACACGAAGCAACATTCGACCTAGCCAAAGAGCTACTTGACGGCTATCACAATGACTTCACGATAGGCTAACAAAATGGGTTTATTAGATGATTTGAATGTTCCACCAGCAAAGGTTTGGACTTGCAGAGTTCGGACCCTTGCCAGCGAGTTAGAAAAAAAAGATCAGGACATTTTTTGGGAAGCAATCGCTAACCCACAATGGAAGGCTGAAACACTTTCTAAGGCTCTTTCTCAAAAGGGTCTAAGCATTGCTGGCTCAGGTATTACACGACACCGTAAAGGACAATGCTCTTGCTAGAAAATCTTGGCCCAGCACCAAAGGTCGAAACACCGATTGGTTGGAAACCAGCAGTCGAGTTTGACGGCTTTGAAGGCACAGCAACAACACCTGGACTTGCTGATGGTGCAGACTTTACTGAGTTTCTTGTAGAGGCTGGCTATTCGCCGGACAAGTATGAGGTTGTTGGCACACCGCGCACATCTCGCTGGCAGGTTTATGATGAGTCTTGGCGCACCTCTTACCGTTTCCAGTTTCGCCTAAAGCCAGACAACGCCACACCTTTGCCTTTGCTTTACTCACAGGCCAAGCGAACCAAAGCTAAAGAACTGAAGCCAGTAGACAATGGCAAAGTGCTAGTGATAGCAACCGCTGACTATCAGGTGGGCAAAGTAGCTTCTAGGGGTAATACGGCTGACCTCGTGAGCAGATTGATGACCTCATACGCCAAGATTGAAAAGCACCTGAAGAAAAACAAGTATGAACAGATAATCATCCTTGATGCTGGTGACATTATCGAAAACTTTGGCAACGCCGCTGACATGGCACAACTTCAGTCAAATGACCTCAGCCTCATGGATCAAGTAGACCTTGCAGCAACCTTGCAATGGGATTTGCTAAAGCTTGCCAGCAAGTTCGCAAAAACAACCTACGCATCTGTCGGTTCTAACCATTGCCAATGGCGTGTAAACAAACAAACAGTAGGCAAGCCAGTAGATGACTGGGGAATCTTTATTGTCAAGCAACTACGCAAACTAGCAACCGAGGTTGGTCTTGATGTCAAGTTCCTAATCCCAGATGACTATGATGAATCACTAGCCTTTGACCCTTTCAATGACCAATTCCATGTTGTTGGCCTCTTTCATGGCCACCAGGCAGGTAGACCAGACTCAGTTCCTAACTGGCTAGACAAACAAGTAGCAGGACTACAACCACTTAAGAACTTCACTATTGCCGTATCAGGACACTTTCACCACACCAGAGTCCAGCAACTCGGTGCAGCACATAATGGCGGTTCTCGCTGGTGGGTAATGGCTAGCACAAGCGACAACGGCTCAGACTGGTATCGCCTAACATCAGGCCAAGACTCAACAACAGGCATCACAGCCTTTGAGCTAGAGCGTGGAGTGCTATTCAATGGGTCGGTGATTCGCTTTTGATGTGCCATTGTGGAGAACCAATCAAAGCCAAAAGCCTATGCTCCAAGCATTACCTAGCAGACTATCGCGAGCGTAAGTTGCAAGGCCTAATAAAAAAGACACCAATCATTGAACTTGTCGAGGCAACCTATAAAGACACACCTAACTGTGGAGTCTGTGGAGAACCTAAGCGAGCTAAGAACCTATGCACTAAGCACTACTTTCAACTAAGGAGATCCGATGCCAGTCTATGACTTCAAGTGTGAATGCGGTAAGACAAGCACAATAACAATCAGCATCCAAGATGTAGAGAACTTCAAGACAACCTGCATCTGTGGCAAGGTAATGGTCAGACAGTTTGGGGTTGGAGCAATAACCTTCAAAGGCTCAGGGTGGGGCAAAGATGCCAACTAACGGACATGGCAACCAGTCTTATGAAGAAAGAAACAATCGCCCAGATAACTATGGCGAACAACTCTTTGTAGACTACTGCCGAGTAGAGGGATACAAACTACACCGCATAGGCTTTGATGAGAAGCAAGACAAGGTGCAGAACTTCTACAACCTAAACAAAGTAATACGCCAACTACCCGACTATGTGTGCATAAGCCCTGCCTCTGGTCGCATGGCAGTCGTATCAGTCAAAGGCACAAACAAATTCAAAGAACAAGACTTCAACAACCTATCTTGGCTTGAGTCCGTCTATGCCAGCCCTAAAGCACCACTCAGGTTTGTGTTTGCTATTCGTGGCCAGATTCATTGGCGAACCACACAAGAGGTAGCCGAGCTGTATCGCACAGCCACCGAACAAGGCCAATGGCCAGACGGCAAGGCCTACCGAGTGCTAGACATCAAGTAAGAAAAAGAAAATGAAAAGATTGCCCGAGCCATGCCTTACTTGTAATCGCTTAACAACAAACGGTAACCGTTGCCCTGAACACCAACAACAGGTGGATGCCCAATACCAACTACGCCGATACCAAACCAAACAACAAACAGGCCAATACAAAGGCGCTTATTCACGCCTTGCCAAAATCATTAGAGATACAGGCCGAGTGTGTCACCTATGCGGTAAAGAGTTTGAACTAGGGGACAAGATAGAAGCCGACCACCTATACCCAGGCACACCCGTCACCGACCTCAGCCAACTAGCACCAGCCCACGCCCTCTGCAACCAACGCCGAGGCAACGCACACCTCTCATAGCCCTATGGTTATCCCGGGGGACTACTCCGTTCATTAGGAACTGGGGCGAGCAAGAC